GTTGGGAGAGTAAAATCATTTATTAAAGATGAACATTACGGAGAGTTCAAATTCCCTAGACTTATTAATTCTAGGTCAGATGAATATAAAACACAAGTGGGACCGTTCTTTGCAAAGGTGGGGGATATTTTGTTTGAATCAAAATACTTCATCAAGAAGGTTCCAATTAATGATCGACCACAATGGCTTATGGACACTTTTTCAGATAAGCCTAATGTTAGTTGCACTGACTGGTCTCAATTTGAAGCAACGTTTAGAAAGGAAATACAGCAAGTAGAGATGATATTTTATAGATATCTCCTTAAGAATAATCCTAATAAACAACGCATCATAGATTTAATTACCACATATCAACTAGGAATAAATAGAGTTGAATTTAAGTACTTCTGTTTTAATATTATGGCGCGCAGAATGTCAGGGGAAATGAACACTTCGTCAGGAAATGGATTCTTTAACATGGTAACCAACATGTTTTTGATGGAGGAAGCAGGAAATCAGAATTATGATGGCCGTTATGAAGGTGATGACGGAATATTTTGGTATGACAGTGTACCCTTAACTGTCAAGGATTATGCAGAATTGGGAGGTAAAATAAAAATAGAGACTCCCCCAAACTTGTCGGAAGCAAGCTTTTGTGGTATGGTGTTCTGTCCAGAAGTGTTAGATAATTGTTGCGACCCGATAGAGGCGCTCGTGTCTTTCGCCTGGTCAAGGAACAAATACCTATTTAGCAACCTGAAGACTCGTATGGAGTTACTACGATCCAAATCCTTATCATATTTATACCAATATCCCGGGTGTCCAATAGTTAGAGCATTAGCCTTATATGGACTACGGATGACAAACAATGTCACTAATGAGGAAGCAATAAGTAGAGCGTACAAGACAAGTAGCACGTATGAACGAGACTTGCTTGAAGAAATGCGGCTTCATCTCGACGCAAAAATAATGGACAAACAAGTTGATCCACGCAGTCGGGAACTCATACAAAGAAAATATAAAGTAACCATAGCTAAGCAGTTAGAAATAGAAAAATATTTGAATTCGTTGACACATCTCCAAACATTGGACATAGATGTTGAGGATTTGATTCATGTTGATGCTTACACGTATAGTGCAATGTACGTTAGGCCAATGTCAACAGAACGTGTTCATCAAGATTTTTCATATTTCTGTGTGCCTACTGCGAAGCGAACTAAGTGTTACTCACGACCAGGGGTTGTGTTCTTTGAGTGATCAATACCTAGAAATACTTAATTAGATGTCCAGCTAGGTGGGCGGCTAGAAATTGTATTATATTCAAACCATGAATAAAGTCGCAAGAAAAGAAAGAGTTTTAGCCAAAATAGCAGAACAAGTGGGTCTCACCAAACATGATGTGGCCTGGTTGACAAAATCCTTAGATCCGTTCCATGACACACCAGTAGAAGGATTGACAGGATACCCAGATGGGTCGAATAGTAAAACCATAGTACAGGAAGTTAAATCAAGTTTTACTATAGAGCGGAGTAACGCTTTAAATTCCTCATCCACATGGGGTTTTATGTTGAGGGCCGATGATATGTTACATTCAGAAGATTGTTGGCCTGCATTGTTGGAAGGTAATTTGGTTGAACAAGCAACAAATACACCTGTGCCGTATATGAAGTATGGAGGAATCAATGTTACACAATTTGTGACTACTTCACCACAAGCTTTGTATATAGCTGTGGACACAGCTGCAACCAACAACACCCAATACAAAACATTGTCAACCGATGTGACTTATGCAAAAGGAAGAGGCAGAGTCATAGGAAGAGCCGTTGAGATTTACAATACAACAGCAGACATTTACAAACAAGGAACAATCACGTGTTATGAACAACCAAGTGTGATTGATTCTACTGCTGCGTTCGTACGTTTTGACCATAACATCTTTGGAAACGACGATATTCAAGAAAAAGAAAAAGATAAAAATAATAAAAAAAAAAAAAAAAAC